GGCGGGATTATTCCCCCGATGAGAAAATTGGGACCACCTGAGGCAGGATTAGATCGTGAATGACAAAAGTATTTTTAATAATGTTCAAATTGCTGTTTCTAATAATGGTGGCCATCTCACTGCTGCTGATGCTGGTGCTGTCGCTGTTCTGTATCGGTTATCCATGCTTCTTGATGCTAAGTTTGATGCTGGCGATACTGCAGACTTAGCCCAGTTACTAGCTCGACATGCAAACTTGATGGATTATTTATTCTTGACACCTAAGAGCCGTAATGTGGCTTCTACCCCAAAGATTGAGGACATTGATCATGGCAAAGACTTCGCCGAAACGTATTTACGGCTCATCAAAACCCCGCCTCCAGTCAAGCCCCGTAAAAGGGCAGACACTGGGACCGCTGGTGGCGGAACTAGCCGAAAGCGTGGGAATCCCACTGATGGAGTGGCAAAAACACGTTCTGGACCAAGCACTAGTAGTTGATAAAGAGGGTAAGTGGGTCAGGACTACTTGTGGGGTGCTCGTAGCTCGCCAGTCCGGAAAGTCTCATCTTGTACGTATGAGGATTCTGGCAGGCCTGTTTATCTTTGGTGAGGGTCAGGCTTATGCAATGGCTCAGAACCGTAGGTTGTCTTTGGATGCTTTGTGGAAAGTTGTCGACATTATCGAGTCCACGCCGTGGATGAAACGTCGAGTAAAGAGGATAAGTAGGACTAATGGAAACGAAGGTATCGAAATATGGTGTGAGCATTACCCAGAGGGATGCCCCCCGGGATGTCAACGGGTTCGTCGTTATCACATTCTTGCTGCTACCGCTGACGGTGCTCGTGGTGCCAGTGCTGATTTTCTATACATTGATGAGCTCCGTGAGATTGGGGAAGCCGTTTGGGCTGCAGCTGCACCGACCACCCGTGCACGCCCGAATGCTCAAACTTGGGTCACCTCGAACGCTGGGACAGCAGACAGCACTGTGCTTAATGATTTACGATCCAGAGCACTTGGTGACAACTCACCTCGATTGGGCTGGTGGGAGTGGTCGGCTGAACCCCATTGCAAAATTACTGACGTTACTGCTTGGCAGGCAGCAAACCCTGCACTTGGTCACACGGTTCAGATTGAGTCGCTTCAGGATTCGGTTGCACGTGACCACCCAGACATCGTAAGGACCGAGATGTTGTGTCAGTGGGTTGATGCTACGGACTGCCCATTCAACCTGGCTAATTGGGACGCTGGCCTAGACCGAACACTTGCCATGAGCCCAGACCTACCGACCTACATGGCGTTTGACCTTGACTTTAACCGAACATCTTGCTTCTTGGTATCGGCACAGGTCTCAGAAACTGGTCTAAACGTCTACAGTCACTCGTGGGAACGTGACGAGCCGTTGAATGAACTAGAACTAGCATCTGAGATTGCATCGGTGGTGAGGCGTTACAAGACCCGTAGTGTCGCTTATGATCCTCGAGCTGGGGAGCATGTTGCAGCCCATTTGAAGCGAGCAGGCGTTCACACTGACCCTACGCCTTGGAGTGGTGCAGTGTTTCCCACCTTGTGTGATATTACGATGACGGCTATTCAGTCGAAACGGTTACATCATGTCGGTCAGCCTGAACTAAAGGCCCAGTTGGCTGCATGCTCAAGACGGCCTGCATCAGATGGTGGCTGGCGTATTGCTCGTAAAACTTCTGGCTCAATTCCTGCAGCTGTGGCGATGGTTATGGCTGTGGGTAATGCTGAGATGCCCAAAACTGTGGTAACGGTTGCTGTATGATGTTGCTATGATTCAGCCCGGTACATACAACACCACAATTTACTGTGGGGCCACTTGGGATAAAACTTTTACGTGGACGATTGATGGCACTGCAGTTAACTGGACTGGTTACACAGCCAAGTTGCAGGTGAAAGAGTTCTTAAACTCTGATAGTGTTCTTACCCTGACCTCGGGTAGCGGCATTACGTTAGGGGGAAGTGCAGGGACCATCGCTTTGGTGATGTCCTCGGCACTAACTGGTGCCGTTACCCCGGGGTCTTACTTGTATGATCTTGAAGTCACTAATGGCTCTGTCACGTATCGTGTGCTCGAGGGCAAACTACAGTTTGATGGTCAGGTGACCATTTAGTGGCTACTGTGATCACTACTGTTGAACCCACCACGGTTACGGTCGGGTCCGATGATGATGTCACGATTGCTACTACGACCCAGACTGTCAACATTGAGGTAGAAGTTGCTGGCCCACAGGGTGGTCAAGGTCCTGCCCCAGTTCTTACGTCTACTGTGGCCACAGGTACCACGATTGGTACAGGTGCTAAGACTTTCACTGTCGATTCAGGGTTGTCGTTGAATGTCGGCGAGTATGTCCGTATTAGTGATGCCACTACTCCGACCCGTTACATGGCTGGATACATTACTTCGTATTCTGGCACCACATTAGGTGTCACTGTTATTTCGGGTGACACTGCTGGCTCTGGTGCTTTGGGTGCTGGCATTTTGTCAATCACTGGTCCTCGTGGTGCTACTGGTGCTCAAGGTTCACAGGGTTCAGGCTATGCAGATGTAACATCGACCACATCATTCACAATGGCCACAGGATCTAAAGTCTTTGACTTGACAACTGTTTTGGGTTATCACGCCTATGTAATTGGTCAGCGTGTCCGTATCAGTAACACTTCATCAATATATGTTGAGGGCACTATAACTGCAGTAAGTGCTACGTCTATGACTGTAAATGTCACCTTGCTTAATGGTTCTGGCACTTACACTTCTTGGACGTTTGGTATTACTGGTTCACCGGGTACTGCAGGTACAGCTGCAACTATTGCTGCAGGCACAACTACTACTGGTGCTGCAGGATCTAGTGCAACGGTCACTAACTCTGGCACGTCATCTGCTGCCGTATTTGATTTCACTATCCCTCGAGGTGCCACTGGTGATACTGGCCCTAGTGGTGTCATTGCTGTTAATGCCCCGTTAACTAACGCTGGAACTTCCACTTCAGCTAACTTGTCTGTCAGTGCAGCTTCTACCTCGGCTGCTGGTGTGGTCCAGTTGACCGACTCCACGGCAAGTACCAGTGTGACTACTGCTGCAACGCCTAAGAATGTCAAGACGGCTAATGATGCTGCTATTGCTGCACAATCAACAGCATCCAGTGCTTTGAATATTGCTAATGGTGCATTACCGCTCGATGGTAGCTTGTCTATGACTGGAACATTGGACATGTTCGGGCAGTCCATCATAAATGCTAACGACATTGAAACGACAACACTTACAGTCAATAGTGGTATTAGTACTGCACAAATAACTAACAGCATGAATAGTTCCGCTGTTGTGACTTTCCCATCCAACAGTGGGCAACTGGTCGGCACTAATGACACAGGCGTTGTCACATCAGATATGATCCTAAATGGAACAATCCTCAATGCCGACATCAATGCTTCAGCTGCTATTGCTCAAAGCAAATTGGCTCTACAAAAGTATCAAACCTTAACAGATAGTACCGTTGATGTTTTACCTAGATACTCTTGCAACACTTCCCGTACTTTAGCCAGTGGTGGAGTTTTTTTTACGGCATATACTCCAGAAAAAACAATGTCCATATCTAGTATTTCTTTATCTAATCAAGTTGTTTGTAACCCGATTTCTGGCACAAATAAGTTTCAGGTAGGGATTTTCAGCGCTGTAGGTAGTGTCCCTTCCAGTGTCACGTGTATTTCTTTTAGTAAAAAGGAACGAACCACTACCACCACTACGCCAGCAGCCTTTGGCAGTGTTGGATCTAATACTTTAGAAACTTTTGCATTAGGTTACACAATTACTAACGGTGGATCACCAACAACAAACGGCGCTCCAACTTCTGTAACTTTGACCGCCGGTACAACTTATTGGATAGGTATTGTAGGTTATGCTAGCGCTGGATTTACTACTGGCGCTTCCGTTATGGGTATGACCGTTAATACTTACCAAGTAGATCCCTACATTGGATTAAACAATACAATTACATCAACGGATTTTGCCGTTAGCACTGCCGTAAGTGCTGGAACTGGATCTACAATATATCCTTGGTTTAGGTTGTCGTAATGGCCTGCCGTACTGGATGCCCGACCCAAGACTGTGAATCCTACGCTGACTGCTGCAAGTCAATCAGTGTGGATAAGACCTCACTAAAGGTCAAATAGTCGAACAAATGTTCGACCCGTCTGCTAGGGTGTTCCTGTGGGGATTCTCAACGCTATGAGGCTAAATACTGGTGAGCCATCACCTGAGTATGTGCCAACCGTTACAGCAGCCGTTTTGCCCTACACCCCACCATCCTACGGCTCGTACGGTATGCCGTTCGATAACTTGGGTTCGGTTTATGTAACCCGTGAATCTGCCATGAGTGTTCCAGCTGTAGCCCGTGCACGTAACGTGCTGGCAGGCACAATCGGCACCATCCCACTATGTGAGTTCAACAGCCAAGACCAAGAGATCACACGCCGTAAAGTTATCGACCAGCCTGACCCAGCAGTACCCCGGGCAGTAACCATCACTTGGCTCGCTGAGGACCTACTGTTCTATGGTGTTGGTTACCTGCAAGTTATGGACGTTTCGCCAGCTGATGGCCGTCCATACAAGTTACGCCGAATCAACCCAACCCGAGTTTCATACAATCTAGCCACAGACCGTTCCATCATTGAGTCCTACAACATTGATGGCAACAAACTACCTAACGACGGTTTGGGTTCCCTGATTGTGTTCCAAGGCTGGGACGAGGGTGTGCTATCCCGTGCAGGCCGAACCATCCAGACCGCCATCGAGCTTGAAGCCGCCGCCTACCGTATGGCATCCGAGCCCGTCCCACAGATGGTTCTCAACAATGAGGGCATGAACCTCGATGGCGACTCTGTAGCAAAACTTCTAGCATCCTTTAAGCAGGCACGTCGTGACCGTTCAACCGCCTACACCGAGGGTCCAATCAAACTGCAAACACTCGGGTTTGACTCGGCTCAGATGCAACTTGTCGAGGCCCGTTCTCATGCAGCTAGTGAAGTGGCTCGCCTCATGGGCATCCCGGCATGGTACCTAAACGCCGAATCAGCATCCAGCACCTACAGCAACGTATCTGCAGAACGCCGTAGCCTAGTTGACTTTGGCCTACGTCCAATCATCACCTGCATCGAGGACCGTCTAAGCATGGACGATGTCACACCTCGAGGCCAGTACGTCAAGTTTGACCTGGACGACTTCCTACGAGGTAACCCAGCAGACCAAGCAGACATCGCCATCAAACTTACCCAAGCAGGCATCATCACAGTTGATGAAGCCCGAGACATGGTGGACTATGCACCATCCACAGCCATTGCACCGTCTGGAGGTTCCAATGAGTCAGCCTGAACTAATAGTTAGGTTTGCTAGCCAAATCACTGCAGCATCCCAAGAGGGTCGAACCATCACTGGTCAGATTGTGCCATTTGGTGAAATTGGTGCCACATCGATTGGTCCGGTCATCTTTGAAGCAGGATCACTAACCGTTGACCCAGCCACCGTCAAACTGTTACTTCAGCATGATGGCACCCGTCCCATTGGTCGTATGGAATCATTCCAGACCACTGATGCAGGCATCAACGCCACATTCAAGGTCGCCCAGACCTCTGCAGGCACAGACAGCCTTGTTGAAGCCTCACAGGGGCTACGTGACGGACTTTCAGTCGGTGCAAGCATCACTGACAGCATCCAAAAGAAGGATGGCTTACATGTCCTGTCAGCCAACCTAATCGAAGTTTCCTTGGTAACCGACCCAGCTTTTGAGTCTGCCAAGGTCTCACAGGTAGCAGCGTCCGCTGATACTGAAACCAAATCAATCGAGGAGATTGACATGTCCGAAAACACCGAAGCCGTAGAGGCTGACGTTGTAGAGGAAGTGGCAGCACCTGTCGAGGCATCTCGAACGGTTACCGCTGCTGCTCCTGTATTCACCACAGCACCACGATCACCAATCGTGAACGCTGCTTCTTACCTTGAGCACAGCATCCTTGCTGCACAGGGTAACTCTGAAAGTGCACAGTATGTTGCAGCTGCTAATGACAGCACTTCAACTAACACTGGTCTTACACTTCCGACTCATGCTGCAGAGTTCATCACCAGCACGTTCGGTGGCCGTCCAGCACTTGACGCTTGTTCACGTGGCACACTTCCATCATCTGGTCTATCGTTCACGATTCCGGTCATGGGCACTGCACCAACCGCTGCAGTTGCTACTGAGGCTGCAACGTTCAGCAACACTGGCATGACCAGCACCTACCAGACGGTAGACATCAAGAAGTACGCTTCACAGAACACTGTGTCGTTCGAACTTCTAGACCGCTCTAACCCAGCGTTCTATGATGCTCTTATCTCAGAAATGGGTAAGGCTTACGCCAAGGCAACAGACAACGCTGTTATCGCTGCATTCACTGCATCCGGTACCGTTGCAACTGGTGTCGCTGCTTCTGCTGCAGGCCTACAGTCATTCATCGCTGTTGAAGGTGCAGCTGCATTCAAGGGCACAAGCGAATACGCTCGTAACCTTGTTGCAAGCACAGATCAGTGGGCTGCAATCCTTGGCTACGCTGACAGCACTGGTCGTGCACTTTACAACGCTGTTGCACCACAGAATGCATCAGGTAACTCTTCTGTATCGTCCATCACTGGCAACGTACTTGGCACTAACCTTTACGTAGATCCGAACATCACCACATCAGGTGTTATCGATGAGTCTGCATTCTTGGTTGTTCCAGAAGCCGTCACCGTTTACGAATCACCAGCAACTCGCTTGCAGGTCAACGTCATCGGCTCAGGCGAAGTCCAGATTGGTCTTTACGGCTACATGGGTATCGCTGTTAAGAAGGCTACAGGCGTTCGCCGCTTCAACCTTACCTAGCACCAATCGTTGAGGGGGGCTGGTTGGTCCTGCCAGCCCCCTTTAACACCATCATCGAGGAGTCACCATGGCATACGTAACCATCACCGAGCTGAAAACTGCTCTAGGTGTAGGCGACCTGTACCCTGACACACAGCTTGATGATGTCATCCAGACCGCCGAAAGTGTTCTGGAACCTTTCCTTGAGACCCATGCTGTAGGCATTGTTAGTGCAGCACTGGACAACAATCAGGCCACCTTTGTTACCATCCGCCGTCACAACTACGCTATCGGGCAGTCCGTTGTGATCACAGGCACCGACTATAACGGCACCTACACCGTGCTCGATAGATTGGCTTACTCATTCACCGTGTCTAAGACTGGCACTAACACTGTGAGCCACCACTACCTACCTATGGGTAAGGCAGAACTTTCCACAGCTGCAACCTACGACAACGTGGTGGCTGTACGTACTGCAGCCATGATGATTGCTGTCGATGTGTTCAACTCGTGGACTGTGCCAGGTGGGCAGGCTCAGGGAATCGACTTTCAGCCCGGACCATACATCATGGGCCGCTCCATCTTGTCCCGAGTAATGGGCCTTATCAGCCGTTACCGTGATGTGGATTCGATGATCGGATGAGCATCACCACAGCCCGCCAAGAATTAGCCACCGCCCTCGAGGGTGCAGGCTACACAGTCTTTAAGCAGCCGACCGAAAACATGCCCGTACCATGTGTGGTACTGGTGCCCGGTCAGCCCTATGTTGAGTTCCCAGTTGTCAGCATCAACCGTCTGACCATGAACTTTAAGGTCACACTCATGGTGGCCATGATTGATAACCAAGCATCAATCATCAACCTTGAAACACTCATGACAAAAGTTTTGGATGTCCTGCCATCAGGCGTTCAGATTGGCACATTCAGTCAGCCCGGTCTCGTACAAAACGGTCCAGTTGATTGCTTGTCCACCGAAGTAACACTCACAATACAAACCACAAAGGAGTAAGAGTAATGGCTCTTATCTATGCACATGGTCATGACCTTACTCTGACCATTAACTCAGTGAACTACCAA